CGGCATAGCTAGCGACCATCATGGTGCTTTGGGTCATAGCCTTAAACTCCGAACCGGTCATCTGCATCGAGACATCCTTCAGAGCCACAGTACCCACAGCTTCCTTGGTGAAGCACAGACCGAAGCAGTTAGCGATGGAGCTGGTGTTACCCTGCTCATCCTGCCAGTAGTCGTTATAACCAGAGGCAGCCTGACCATCAGAGCCATCACGGCCATTGATGTAGTTAGGACGCTCACCACGGACAGTAGCGGCCTGGTTGTTCAGACCCACATAGGTTTGACCGTTGGTATAACCGTTGATACCCAGGTGGTTAGAGGTCATCAGACGGAAACCAGCCACAGAAGCAACCTTGTTGCCTGCGATGGTGCCGTTGACTCCAGTACCGCCGTTCCAATCGGTGTTGATAGCACGGTCGCTATTCAGCACGTCATAGTAAGCGCCAGGGGTCAGAACGACCACACGACCTTCCTTAGGAGCATCCTTCTCGTCCAGGACTTGGCAAGCCTTGAACAGGTTCTCAACGATCAGGTCACCGCGAGCGTTACGGTCAGAAGCACCGTTCAGGTCGATACCGGTCAGAGAGGTACCACCAGGCATCCGGTTCAGAACAAACAGACGCTCACCCACAGTGAACGCAGCGTTAGTACCGGTACCAATCGAACCAATCGGGTTGATATCGAAGGTAGCTGCACCGTTGGTAGGAGCAGTGGTGATCACACCGTAAGCACCGGAGGTCTCGCCGTACACCACCTCACCAACAGCCCAGAAAGCCAGTTCAGCAGTCTGGAAGTTAGCGCTGAGGGTAATGGTGTTGGAGCTAACAGAGGAGTAGGTACCACCGTTCAGCTGGAATCGCTTGGAATCCCAATCCTTTACCCGACCGTCAGACTCAGAAGCAGCCAGCAGAGTACGAGCAAGGCGCTGATCGTAAGCACGGGCCAGAGCGCGACCGAGTTCGACAGAGTAGATGCTACGCACATCCCAGTGAAGCTTGGCTTCATCCAGGTCATAGATCGAAGCATCAGCAATCAGCAGGTCATCGATGGTGATGATCTTTTCACCGATCATGCCTTTGTTACCTTGACCAGTGATGAAATCACCAGGACGGTGGTAACGACTTGAGAAACGCCCCGTGATCGGGAAGCTTGCAGATTTGCCCGAGGAGATCGTCCGCTTCATGGTCAGATCTTTGAAGATCGTCTCACGATTGAACGTAGTCAGAACTTCCCCACTGAAAATTTTAAGGAAGTTAGCGTTTTCACGCTCATAGTTACCGGAGGCGGAACCAGCGTTATATTGAACGCCATTAAGTCCACCCAACCGGCCAAGAGATGCAAAGTCAGGCATCGTTTGTTAGGAGGTAGGAATGTTTAACTGCGCTCGCTTTCACTGTTGTTATCGCCTCAGCGGCAACAATGTTTACGTTCGCTAATGAAATACTAACCCCTTGGGCCTAGAACTTCACTACGAATGAGTTTGTCTTGAACATCTTGGGTATAAGCAGGGTCCTGCAAATACCGAGGATCGCTCATGGCAGCCATCACTTCTTGGCTAGAGCGGAACACATCACTGCTATTAGCAGAAAGCTTTCCACCCATCAGTTGGCCTTCAAAACCTTCAGAGTCTTGGTAGGCGTAGTACAACGATTGAAGTGCGTTACGAGCACGGTAGTAGTCCCCGCTGTTCACTTCACGGTTGTAAGCCTCAAGCTCGTTCTGATCAAGATTATCTTGAGCCCACTTTTGGACAGACTGGAAGTTTTCTTGACCGCCAATGCTTTCCATAATGGTCTGCTCTTCCTCTTGAGACAGATAAACCTCTTCAGGTTGCTGCTCTTCAGGTTCAGCAGTGTCTTGATCATCAGTAGTTTCGTAACCAGAACGATTACTAAACTTCTTCTCAAGCTCTTGGTAAGCCTTCAGAAGATCATCAGGTGACTTGAACTTGCCACCAATCAGTTCTTCCTGTTGCTCTTGCTGTTCAGACTCTTGAAGAATCTGAAGATCCTGTTCGTTATAAGGACCAGTTTGCTGGCCCAAAAAGTTATCAGCAATAACTTCCATGATCAACCAATACGAACGGTCAGATCAGGATAAATCCAAACAGGACGTTTAGCTTTTACAGCAGCAACGTACTGGTTATACACCTCAGGCTTTTCAGCTTTCAGTTGCTCAATAAGCACGTCCATTTTGGACTTAGGCTTTGACGGCTTAGGAGCCTCTTTAACTTCAGAAGCCTCCAGGGGCTCCACCGATTTCTTGACTTGCCCTGATTGAGTCATTTTCAGCTTTAACGAGTGCGGCTTGTTTAGCAGGATCGTTATTAGGATCTTGCTGAGCCATTTGTTGCTGCATCATCATAGCTGTTTGTTGTTCTTCAGCCATGAGATCTTCCTCACTCTTGATCAGCTTGTAGGTATCAAGACCGTCAGAAGCTGCAAGACGAATGATCAACTCACGGCTATTAACGTACTTAGCCATGGTCTCAGGACCGAGAGTACCAGCGATTGTTTGCAAGAACTCGATCAGCTTGGCTTTGTCGTTACCACGTCCCAGAGCGTCCAGACCAGTTGTGATCTGAGGCTTCACTACATCCTTAGGAAGTTTCGGAAGACGCCCTTGACGCTCCATAAGAGCCATCTTGCGGTTCACAAGAGGCAGCTGCAGCTCAACGCTCAGGATGCTGTAGATACCACCAAGACCTGATTCCAGCTCTTGTGCAACCATTTTGATCTCTTCTGCTGTTACCCGGTCACGACCAGAGGTACCAGCTTGGATTGCACTGTTCAACAGGAACGCAAAGCTCAGACGCTGTTCAATACGAGCAATGGTGTTCAAAGCAACCGTAAGGTCAGCCTGCTTCTGCATCTGAAGAGGTGCCACATCATTTGGGTTGCCAGCCACAATTGATCCATTGGCAGCCCGAGCAAGAGCGTCAGGACGAGTCGTGCCGTTAGGGTTACACAGGAAGATGATCTTGGCTGCTGCTGCACTGCCCTCAACGATTGCTTTAGAGAGGTACTCAAGGCTCTTCAGATCACCCAGAAGCTCTTCGCAATAGCCACGACCATAAGCTTCGTGAGCTACTCGGAACATCCTCAGAGGGATCCAAGGGCTCTTGTCGATAGGAACAGAACTCTTCTTACCAACAGGTTTGTTGTAAGCCTCTTGATACCACTCACACTTGTTCTTGGTGTAACTCCAAGTGACGTGAGTGTAGAGAAAAACAGTTTTGTCTACAAACTTTCCGTCGCCACTCTTAGGTGCAAGACCTTCAGGCAACACATCAGGGTTAACCTCTTCACGCACTACAACCTCAAGGATGTTTCCTTCAGGATCTCGGTTGAGTACAAAAGACTTCAGAGGGTAAACACGAGTGCCGTTGTCAGCGACATACAGCAGTGCGTTACCACCAATGATGAGGTGCTTGAGAGCTTCAAAGAGCGCAGTACGATCTCCTGATTCCTCAATGTCACGCATCACTGCCCGTTCCATTAGGGACAGTTGCTGATCAAATTCAGATTGAAGATCTTTGTAGTTCTCTAGCTCTCGCTGCAGCTTGATATCGTCAACGCTCAGGCGGAAGAAAGCCTGGTTAGGAGGCAGCAAAGCAATCAACAGCTTGGCAGCCAGGTTGTTTACACCACGAGCACCCAGGCCTTGGTAGGTGGTTTGAATCTTGGTGTAGAGATTCTTACCAGTACTCCTGTCGTTATCGGTAATAAGAGTCGGCAGAGTGTACTTACTACACTCAATAGCCCGATCCAGATAAATCGTCTTTTCCGGTTCTAGTGCCGAATAACGAGCAGACGCATTAGACATTCAAACCACCAGCCATGTTAGATGCCCCGCCAGTCATACCACCTGACAGAGGCGATTTAACTTCCAAGCTAGTACGCAACGCAGCAGGTGTGCCAACACGTTTCCGTACTCGGCTGCTAACAGGACCAGTTGTAGCCATTTGCTGTTGCTGTACTTCAGAAGCAAGTTGTTGCTGTTGAAGAGCAAGAGAAGAGGCCCGTTTTTGTTCAGCGATAGACAGTGCAGAAGCAGCTCGTGCTTGTTCTGCTTGCTGACGAATCAGACCAGTTTGACCTTGAAGTTCCGAAAGAGTAGATGCGTAGCTATCTGCCCGATCTTTTGCAGCTTGAATTCGAGTTTTAGTTTCTTCAATTGCCTGCTGTTGAGCAATTCGTGCTTTCTTCTCTTGAGCACGGGCAGCCTTTTGAGCAGCGCTTGCACCTTCCCGAGCTGCTTTGCTGGTTTGGTAAGCAGTATAAATACCAGCACCAGCCGTAGCTAGTTTAATAACCGCATTAAGCAGAGACATACTTAGTTTCCTCTTGCAGGTTGTACTGGTCTTTAAGGTGTCTTATTACAGAGACTTGACCTGCTCGGTACCAAATAAGCCTCTCATCCATACTAAGGTCAGGTGCTTTATCTGGATACAATTCGTCCAGATAATTGATAAGTTCAACCTCAAGGATGGGTTTCATATATTTAGTCCGGTAGGAGTGACACGACCAGCAGCAGTACCTCCATAACCGCCAATGCTAGGGCGAGAGACGCGAGTAAGTTGAACGCCTGGTTGTCCAATTTGTTTCTGCTGTCTCCGACGTTCTGAAGGCTGTTGAGGAGCTTGTACTGCGGCTTGTGCTGTTGCTGATACATCTTGCTGGTTTTGACGCTGCATAGCAAGAGCTGACATACGTTTTGCTACACGCTGCTGACGTTGAGCTTTCTGTGCTTCTGCTGTAGATGCTGCAACGTCTGCTTCAAAAGAAGCTTTGGATTGCTCAATTTCAGCTTCTTGTGTTTCAAGTGCTGAGTTAAGTCGATTAAACTCTTCATCCCAAGCACCTTCATAGGCTCCCATGAATTGCTTGTTGTAGTCAGCAAATGAGGGAAGTAATTTTGATACTGTATGGTAGCCGAAATCAAGGTTAAACCCTTCAGTTGCTGCTCGCCTATAACGATCAAGAACGTGTTGTGTCCAAAGATCACGTTGTTTCTTGCGAGCTTGTGTTTTAGAAACTTTTTCTACTTTTTGTTGTAGGCCAGTCCCGCCGACCCATTGATTGTAAAAATCTTCAATCGACGGAACTGCCATAACTGTTAAATCGCTACTTCAAGCGTAACTGGGAAGATCAGAATTACTGGTCTCGAAGAACGCAGGCATACGACCACGTTGAGTTTCCAGCAGACCTTCTGCCTTACCTGAATACATCAGGCTGTCGCTTTGATCCAACCAGAACTGCTTGTCTAGGTATTTGTCTTCCGACTTACCCAGTGGTTGCATTACCCAAGCAATGGTTGCCTTCCTGAGGCGATCCAAACTAGGAGAGACAGTGAGACCAAGCTCACGACATACCAAGCTATTTGCTGCGACGTGGACTTGTTCATCACGGCTAATGTCAGCGCTTACGGTTCGTAGACCAGGATCACCGTTAAAACGAAACAGCGGGAGGAGTACAAAGAAAATTGCACGCTCGGCAACCATCGCTTTGAGAACCGGGTGATCAGGATGTTCAACCCACGCCTGCCGTAGTCGGAAGGATTCTTTCTCGGCTTCCTCGCTAACGCCAAGTGCATTGGTGATGTATCCCAACGCAAGATCGTGGCGTTCTTCATCTTGGATATTACTTTCAAGAAGCGCACGGGAGGCTTCAGGAATCTCTTTAGAGCAAGCTTCACGGATAAACTCTCCAACAGGAAGTTCCATGTTTCGAAGGGCAAGAGCCCGGAAGATTGTTTCCTCCGAGCCCTCCTTCAGTTTGCCAGCAGTCGATTGAATGGGAGTCCAAGTACGCTTACGAGCAAGCAGTTTCTGATACGGGTTCATCACTCAGCGCAATCACAGGTTGGTTCAGAATCCCCTTGCAGCAAATTGGCAAGATAATCCTCAACATCTACTTCGCTAATAGCGGCGTAGGCGCTTGATTTATCTTGTATGTCAGACATTACTTGAAGAGAGTAATACAAACTCTTCAAGGGGGAGTTCAACCATCGTGCCATAAATTGACGGTCCATTGTTGTCATATCGGACCACCAATTCATAGAAATTGCATGAGCCATTCCCGTGCTATCCATGAGTCGTTGCCACTCAGAATTCAGCTCAAAGAATGTGTCCCAACCAACCTCTTGAGCAGTCTCACACTTGGGATTGAACTGGTAGCTCTGTACCCCAAGGGTGGCACTATCACGATCTACCTCACGGCTAATCGGAGGGGAAATCTCAGGGGTTGTAGTGAACCCTTCACGGTCCACATAGCGGTACGCACAAGACGCTGTAGGAGCCACAGTAAAAGCTCTGGACATCTTGTAGTCAGTAGCCACCTTAGCGGCCTCCATAAAGCCCGTGTAGAGGGCTTGAGCAATCTCTCCTGCTTTGTTATCAGCAGTACCTAGACCCAGGTTCTTGCGGCGTAGAGCGGCAACAAACTCGGAATACTTGACGCCTTCAATAGCAAGAAGATTGGCAAGTCCAAGAACACCAAGACCTACTTGGTTATCCTTCCGGCTGTAGATACCAGATTCATCAACCCCTGTACGGGTATAGAGATCACAAAGAAATTCCATGCCTTCTTTAAAGGCTTTAGGAATATCTTTAATTTCTGTAATACCCAAGTTGATGTGACTAAGGAGGCAGGTATCACGGGATTTGAGCAGGATCTCCTGACAGACATTGGAATAGATACGTTCGCCATTGGCGTCGTATTGCTTCTTAACAATCCAAACATCACCCTTTCGGGCAGCGTTCATGATTGCGTTTAGTTTGTCTGGCTGATCGATGATGTCAGGATCAACGTTGACACAGCGCTTGATCCAAGGAATACGAGCCCGATCGTAATTAACAAACTCCAGAATGTCACTATGGTCTGCGTCAAGATGAGCAACGATCGCACCATTACGGTACGTTCCACCACGACGAAGGATTTCGTTGAACTTGGAGTAAATCTCCATGAACCCACAAGGACCTGAAGCAACCATTCCGTGGCTGTTCTCGGTACCTTTTGCACGAAGCTTTGACAGGTGGATAGCAACGCCTGCGCCATAACGAAGAGCCTTACTAGCAAATTGCCAAGAACCTTCAAGACCATCAGGGTCTTCATCCATCGTGTCTTCTACAACGAAGACAGTACAGGAGACAGGATACCTACGAGTCGGATTGTTGATCCAGCTCTCCACCCGGCCCGTCATTGCGATCGCTGGGTTCAGTGCTTCCTTCGTTTTCATCGAGATCAAGAGTGCGTTGAAGTGAGGTAGTTACAAAGTCGTTCCACTGATCGTCGTCAAGTTCATTCAGTGGGGAAAGCTCGGGGTGTTCATCGGGGTCCCAGAAGAACTCAAGAGTTCCGTTGCCCTCTTCATCCTCGTTGTATTCAGCTTCGACATACTGCCAAGCTTCACGAGGAATCTTATTGATCAGATCTTCGTAAGGTTTCATAGGTCTGAGAGATCGGCGGGTTTGTAGTTAGGTCCCTTTTGAACCTTGCCGTTGAGTTTGGTGAAAGGAAACTTAGACCAGTTGGAAGTATAAACTCGTCCAAAAGCATCATCAGGGTCCACGCCAAGAAGATGTAGAAAGCCGTATGTGACCCAAAGGAGATCGCAGGCTTCTTTAAGAACCTGTTCTCTGCCCTCATTGCGGTAGGCATAGAGCAGTTCATAGAACTCTTCTTCGACATAACTGAGTTGCTGTTCCCGTTGTTCAATATCAGGATTGGTTAGTTGGTCCGCTTTGAGCATCCAACTCTTGACCAGCTCTGCGTTCGAACTCATCGTCTTCAAGAATGTCGTTGTAAGTAAGCTTTTTGCGATTAGCCCATTTAGCATCCCACTCTTCTGATCGTTTGATCAGTCGATCAAGATACCAACGAGCTTTCTTGAGATCTTCGGTACCGTTCTTGTGTTGGTACCTAGTCACATATTTGATAATGTTGCCTTCAACAAAATCGAAACAGTGGCTATCGATGTAATCAATACATTCGATTACTCCTTCGTCGAAGGCGTAGTGAGTGGGTCGGATTGGATCGTGGGTGGTGTCCATAGTTGAATCTCATTGAAGGTGTACTCAGTGTCACGAAGGATGCGAGCAAGGCGAGCTTGGGTTAGAGCGTAGTCAGCTCCGTACCCTTTCTTCTTGTATTGAGCTACTACAGTTCTCCATGCGGAGGTTTCTGTGAACTCTTCGGAGGGGATGAGCTTTTCTGCTGTCTTTGGGCCAACCCCAGGGCAACCAGGATAGCCGTCAGTGGAATCACCGGTAAGAATCTGACGATAGAAAAAGACATCAGCTTCAAGTTGAGAGATGTTAAAGATGTTTCCATCGTTGTCGAGATGAAGACCAGGAATCTGTTTAAGATCCTTGTCTCCAGACCACAACACGGTTTGATCGTCGTGACGTGTAGCCAAGATGCCAAGCACGTCATCACCTTCTAGTCGGTGCCAGCACTCTGAAGGAAACTGTTGTTCAGCCCAACGTCGTACTGCTTGATACCCCACTGGTTTCCGACGATGGTTACCAGCACGGTTTCCTTTGTATGACGCTTCAACATCCTTTCGGAAGTTTTGATCAGCAGTCCAACAAAGCGTGAATCGATCTGATTGTGCCTGGTTGCATTTGATGTTGAGAAGTTCATTGAACATCAACTGAGCTTCTTTGACAGGCAGATGAGTTGTAATGATGTCGGGGCACCATTCAATCTCAACTTCGCAAGTGGCCACTGTTTGATACAGCAGCATATCTGCGTCAAGCAGTAGCCAGGTCATCAGCACCTCCTGGATGGGTCCTCAAGTTAACTGGCTTCATTAGGTAGTCCAAGGCCTTTAGGACACCTTCTGGGGTGTCACCTAGCTTTCCGATCCCGTGGTTACAAGATTTACAAATCCAACCACGAAAATCTTGAGTCTCATGGCAGTGATCTACAACAAGCTCATCGATGGCTCCGCAACATTGACATTGATTGTTCGGTGGTTTGGGGTGGATTTCTCGGTATTGCCTTCTGCGTTTTGTATTAAGAGCTTTACAGGTTTTGCAATGTGGATACAAACCATCAGGCTTTTGCTTGTCTCTACTAAAAGCTTTTAATACTTTGTATTGTTTACAAACTGTGCAGTATTTAGTGACACTCGGCCCAGTTATTACCGACTTTGTACTCAGCACCGATTTCGATACGGAGTCCAAGTGCATCTCCCGCCAAAGCTGCAGACCGGACTGCAATGAGTCCAAGCTCTTCTGCGCGTTCTGCTGTGACTGAGAATTGAATTTCATCCTGACAATGGACGAGAAAAGTAAAGTCTTTGCCGTAGGTAAACCCTGCCTCAACCAACTGGTCGTAGCAGATGTTGTACCAGAGCTTGCTAATGATGGCACCAGCGCTCTGTAAAAGGAAGTTCAAAGCGCTATGTGAGGACCGGATCTTTATCTGTCTACCGTCCAAAGCCTTTATAAATCCTTCATCTTCTGCCTTTGCTACAACCCGCTTCGTAAGTGCAGCAAGAGCAGGCATATTGCGGAAGTATTTCTTCTTAAGCTTTTCCCCGTCTTGTCCGGTGATCAGGCCAAGCTTCTCTGCTCCTGCGCCGTACATCAAGGCGTAGAAAAAGGTCTTGGCTTGATCTCGTGTGGCTAGTCCAGCAGCCTTCTGATTGGCCGTATGGATATCACCGTTCAATACCTCGTTCGCAAACTGACCGTCATCAAAGGGCCATAGGTAATGCGCTAGGCATCGAGCTTCAATACCACTGAGGTCCACGCCAACCTGCTTGGTGCTTCTCCCTCCCCCGAGGAAGCTAGGCCCAAACAGAGCTCGGCACTCCGGTCCCAGGACTGACCTGACAGCAGGAATCTGGGCCATATTGGGGTTGACGTGGCTACAGCGGGCTGTGGCGCACCCAACAGTAATCACACTGCCGTGAATCCTGTTGTCACGTTCCACAAGTTTCAACCAAGCGTTGTTGCCAGTGCTTAGTTGACCCAACCGTTTTTGGAGTGTGAGGTGTGAAACAAAATCCTCAGCTCCAGGAATCTTCGACAGAACCGTTTCATCTACTTTGGGTTTCCCCGTTTCGGTGAAGTCTGTTGGCTTCCACTCCAACTGGTTCTGCAGCACCCAAGCAATGTGATCCCGAGAGTTCGGGTTGAGGTCCACAAGGCGGCACATCTCTGCACCGGCTATGTACCCTCGTGTCGCGTTGTCTCTCTTGGGGGTGAAGAGCCCTCCGTCAACGAACGGGAACCGTTGTCTCAATCGTTCGCTGAGAGTATTCAGTTGTTGATTGATATCTGCCTCTAGCTCCAAAGCCCCTTGAACATTGAAGCCAAAGCCAGATCGTTCCTGCAGGGAAATGAGCTGCGCAAAACGCATCTCAAGGTCAACGGCACAAGGGATGCTGTCGGCCTTAGGTTGCAACCTGTGCCAAAGCTTAACATTTAGTTCAACATCGCAGACGCATCGCTCAGCCAGTTCTTCCGTCAGCTCGCTGAAATCACTGAGATCTGCGTGACGCTTGTTGTGCCCTAGACGGAACCCGTAAGCCTCAAGAGAGTGCCGACCATACAACTGAATCGGCATACCCTCCCACTTCCGCTTGAGATCGGTGTCAAAGATATTGGGATACAACATCCGACACAGGATCAACGTATCAATCTGCTTTCCCTTTGGTTTGAACTTTGGGTAGACCCTTTGAATGGCTGGTATGTCGTACTGAATGATGTTATGACCAATCAGTACATCAGCATTTTCAAGGATCTCAAGCCACTCCTTTGAATCCTTCAACAACACCACACCATCGTCTGTACTCAAAGCACAGCAATGGATCTTGGTTACATCACGACTCTTCAGAGCGTTTGTTTCCACGTCGAACACTACCGTCGATAAAGACTTTGAGTCTCCGGCTGTAGCAGAAATCAAGGAAGTCTTCGAGCTTTTCGTAGGTGAGCTGGTAGAAACCGTCATTGGATTTGAAGAAGGATTGAAGGTATCTCTTCGCTGTTTCGGTAGCAGCAAGAGCTGTTACCTTCAGCGGGTTCATCTCAGTGATGTGAACGTCAAAAGTCGGGTTCAAAAGAATCATCGAACTCTGCGGGTTTGTGTTTGCCGCCATTTTTAAACTCCAACATTCTGCCGGTACTTTCTTCGTATTTCACAGAACCGGAAACGCCACACCAGCCGGTGAAACGATTCTTGAGAACCCGTACCACTGTGCCCTCGGAGTCGTTTTCAGATTGCTGATCTCGTTCCAAACCGATGCAGATATCACTAAGTTGCCCAATAGCAGCGCTACCGCGAAGTTGCGAGAGCGATGTTTGTGCTCCGTTCTCATGACCTTTGTCTCCTGTAGGACGGCGTAAGTGTGACACAAGCAGCATCCCGCAGCCAGTCTCTTCAACAAAACTGCGGAGTTTCGTCATCGTTTGATCGATGGCTCTCCGCTCATCACCTTGATCAAGACCCGAGACCAAAATCGATAAATGATCGAACACGATCCAACTGCACCCGCAACCACTAACCAGATGCCGTATACGGTTAAGCAGAACGGTAGGGTCAAGAGAGCCAAAATGGTCGTACAGAAATAGCCTGCCTGTTCCGAGAGTCCGATTGAAGGCTGCTTCGATTTGCTCATCTGTGAAGTGACCTCGATCAATGTGGACAGGATAATTAAGATCCATACCGACGAACCTCCGAGCAGTACGTCGTA